CTATCCAAATAAGCGTGATTACGTTTACCTTCCAGCTGTGCAATCAAATCAAAGCCTACATCATCGACATGTAAATCCTCTTTTACCACACGTGCGACCACTTCCGCAGCCGTTTCTTGCAGCATTTCAGCCATACTCATTCCTTCCCATTTTCCAAAACCTGTTTAACCGACTGATACATTTGCACCACCGCACGCTGCTTTTCCGCACAGTCTTTATATTTGCCCACCGTATCCACCGCCCAAAAAATAACCGTCTCCCCACGCGCATCAGCCAACTCATTCAACGACTCACATTCACGCGACACATTCAACGGCATTTCAGGCAGCCTGAAATCAACGCTTTTTGATGAATGCGTTAAGTTCGCGCAAGCCGTCAGCGTTAAGGCAATCACGCTGATACACATCACTTGCAGCAATCGCTTCCATTTTTTCATACACTTCCCCCAACTGTTCACGGTTATCTGCTTGCGCCACCACCAACGAAGCCGCCGCAGAATCCACCTGATTTTGCACACGGTAACCCTTTTGATATTGCGAACGCAACGCACCCACTTCCAAAACAACCAACAGCGCGCCCAATAAAACCGCGCCCAAAACATAATATTTCCGCATAACCCACCTTTCAAACAGCCTGAAAACTACCCAAACCAACGTCGCCACAAACGGCGCACTGAACGAGAACGCGCCAAAAAATAAACCGCCATACCCACATTCGCCGCCAGTTCGCTCAACTGCGGCACTTGTCCACGCGCTGTCAAAGCCAGCACCACCATAGCCGAGCCACCCAGCAACGCATAAGCAAACGCAAACGGCGAATACTTCACAAACTGCTTCGCACTCAAACGGCACACACAGCTAACCACCACAACTGCCGCCGACACAATATTCAGCGCAACAAACACCAAATCCCAACTCATTTACGCCCCCTAGCCCAAACCATTACTCGTTCAAGCCACACATCAATCAAACGGCTCAACGCTTCCGAAATACGCGGCAACGCCCATTGCCAACCGCTACCAATCATCACAGGCACAAGCGGACGCAACACCCGAATTTCCTCTTCAAACGAATCTGCCAAATCAAAGTGATAAGCCAAATAGCGAATAATCACAGGCGACAAAGACCCAGCCAACAAAGTCCCCATACACACTGTAACCAGGCCATTCATGCGTGAAGAAACCTTGTTAAAGCCCAAAACCAAAAAACCAGAAAATGCCCCCAAAAATAAAGCGTCCAAAGGCATACCCAAAAACGTACCTACCACGCCAACTGTACCCACGTTCAATACATAAGCCGTTGTAGTCGTTTCCACACCACCACTCATAACCACTCCTAAACCCAAAACGGCTTAACCGACTGCGGCACATCTTCACGCGTGATACGGCGCAAATCCGAATCAGGGCGCAAACCAAAATAACGTGTAAATTCAAACTCAGCCGCCGCACTACGCTGCGCGTCAAATACCTCCGCATCAGGCACAGCAAACGCCTGATGAAGCACCCATTGCAACAAATGCACATGATGAAAATCCAAAATTTCAGGCACATCATCATCAGCCACCAAAGGCACAGGCAAGCGATAACCCGACACCCACAACGTACCGTCATACACCGCCGCAGGAAACAACAGCAAATCCGTGTCCGTTAGAACCGCACAATCCACATCATCTTTCTGCAAACGGCGTTCTTCAGGCGACAATAAAGGCAACTGCACACGCGCCCCAGCACGTTCAAGCACCACACAATCCACTTCAAACACACGTTCAGGCAACGCCACCACCGCTTGCCCCAACACCACAGGCACAGCCGCATCAAAACGATGCAACAAACGCCCACGCACCGCCGCTTCTTGCAAAGCATCATTCAGCCACGCCGCAATCTCATCGTCCGACCAAAAATAAGGCTCAACCTTATCATTCGCCAACGTCCGAAATCGCCCAATCAATTCCGCCAAAGTCATCGTTTACGCCAACCCAAATTGGTCAATCAAGCCACGCACTTTATCGCGCAAAGCGTCCACTTTTTCACGTTTATTCAAATCCACCGAAAAATGCTGTTTCGCAAATCCAGCCAACGCGTCTTTATCCATTTGCGCCACACTGTTAAACACATCAAAAGTTTCATCAAGCACATCATCTTTTGCCTTTTGCTGCGCTTGCGCCTGTGCTGACAGAGCTGCCGTGTCATCATCAGGCAACACATCTTTCAGGCTACCCTCCGTAAACAAATCTGAATGCACCAACAATTTGCGCGCCGTCAAAAAATCCACCGCACGCGTTTGTTGCGGTTCAAAATACAAACCGCTATCGTACAAATGGTCATGCCACACATCAGAACCAATAAACTTAACCGCCAAAACGCTCATTCAAAATTCTCCCAAAACCATTCATAAACATAAAAGCCCATTAAAACAAAACACCCTGAAAGTCGCGAACCTTACAGAGTGTTCCAATTTTTCATGCTGCTCAAACATCAAAATAAATTACAACGCGCCCAGCAACTCGCCCTGTACCAACACAGAAACATCAGCCGCTTTCGCATTAGTCGCCCCCTTAAGCGTCAGCACCAAATAGGCAGGTTTTGGCAACTTCACGATCTTGGCAGTAGCAGTGCGCAAACGCGCCGTCGCATTCAACACCAAGCCCGAACCGAAAAACGCCTTATCTTGCGGAACAGTTGTATCCTCTTCACCGTCCGCATACACAAAACCCAAATCAGCCGTAACGCCAGAAGTCATCGCCGTTTTAACCAACACTTGCGCGTCGTCCAAGCGCATACATTCAGGCAATTCGCCCAACACCAATTCATCATTTACTTTCAACGCGTCCACAGACGAACTGTTCAACGGCGCACCTTTCGCATTCGTTTTCAAATCAAAACAAAACACCGAAGTATTGCCATAAGGCGCACCATGCTGCGTCTTATCAAAATTCAAATAAATCATACAATCTCCCAAAAGGCAGCCTGAAAAAATCAAGCTGCCAAAATCAAATTACTGTTTCGCGCCAATGATAGGAACTGCCGTATCCACCACGGTTACACCGTAATCAGTCCACTGCATACCGTTACCCGTATCCACGTTAAAGCGCGTTTTCGCCACACCGCGAATCATACCAATCAACAATTCCGCTTTATCGCCATGGTCAATATCCGTTTTTTCGCTCCAGAAGAAAGGAATAGATGATTGACGTGCCGCAGCAAACGCTTCCAATACCGCTTGTCCGCCCAAGATAATACTGCGGTCAATCGCAAATTTATCGCCAAACGAAGCAGGCACAAGCAATTCACTTTCAGTTTCGCTTTCGTATTCTTTGCAATACTTCAATTTATCGCCAGCATAAAAGCGAATAGGAAGCGGCATTTTGATTAACAAAAAGCCATTCCACAAACCCGCTTCGCCCAAGAATAATGGGTGTTGGTTTGCTTGCGAAGCACGCGCCACCGCAGAAGCCTGTAATTGACGAAATTTCGGGTCAGCCGAAAAACGATTGTATTGCGCAGGCGACATCAACCACACACGTAAAGGCGAATCCGTAGCCGCCTTATCACCCTCAAATTGCACAATCGGCGGCGGTAAAGGAATTTGGTCCAGCACAGTACGCATACTATCCACCGTATCCATGGTAAACAAATCGGCTGAAGTGATTTTCATCTCACCAGCATTTTCCTGAACGCCTGTAACACCCGTACCCGAAGCCACAAAATGGCGGTTCTTCGTAGGGGCTTTCACAGGGTTTACCATTACTTCAGTAAATTTATCATGCCCTTCCGTTGGCACAACCCACTCAATATTGTTGTGATAACCACGCGCCCCAGCCATATGCACCAACAACGACTGGTCCGTATAACGATCAGCTAAATTTTGCGCTACAGGGCGACCTAATTTACGAAATTCCACGGGTGAGCGAATATCCGTCATCACATTACCCAAATCCACAGGAAAGCGCGCCTGATTCACACGCAAACGCGCTTCGTCAAGTTTCATGCCAACGCCTTTACCTTCTGCCACTTGAGAACCCATAATCGGAATCATGCTCACAGGTTGCAACAAGTTAAACTTCACTTCATCGCCCAAGCCTTTGCCCAAGTCCTGACAGCGCACAATTGGCATGTGTGCCGTAGTTTGCAGACGCAATGTTGCTTCTGCGCCACTTGTCCCTTGTGGCATTTTACCTGCCAAGCGGTTCAATGTACTGTTACGCTGCATGTGCATCGTAAACAAGCCAGCCGCTTGTACTGTCATATTATCTTTATTGCCATAAGTGGCGTTTGTTTTAGCCATGTATCACACTCCTATAGGCTGTTTAAAAAAATATCAACTTGTCCAGGCGTCATATTTGACAACCTTTCCACCAACTGCGCAGGAGGTAAAGCCACCAACGCTTCATTACCCGAAACAGCTTGCGTTCGCCCAGCAGGAATATCAGACAACGTATTTGGCACATTCGCCTTACCTTTATCAGCCGCAGCACTTTCCGCTTTCGCCGTTTCAGGCTGCGTGATTTCAGGTTTTGCCGTAGCCTGTTTAAAGCTCGTCAGCACATCAACCACTTCTTGCGCCGTGCCTTGTTTCAGCACTTGCTCAATCGCTACACGCATAAAACTAGGCTGCGCTTGCACCCAGTTAGACAATTCATTGCTAGCCGCAATTTTGTCCGCGTCAGGGTGTGCCGCCAAAATCGCTGCAAAATGTTCTTTCTCTGCCGTTTCCTGTTCGCGCTGTTGCAAAGGCGATAATGCCTGATTCAAACGCTCATTAACCGACTTAAAGCGTTCATCAACCGATTTCATCACACGGGTTTCCACCTTCAAGTCAATCAGTTTCTGAATCCCTTTAGCCAATTCCTTTTCCGAAAAATCGCCAAACAACGCCGCCAATTCTTCTTCAGACAAACCACTTTCCGCTGCCAAATTTGCCGCCGCTTCAGGCAACTTATCTGCCACAGACGGCGGTTCAGCTTCCACTTTCGGCTGTGCTTGCGCCTGTTGCCACTGCGCCATTTGCGCTTTCAACGCTGCCACTTCATCACGCAACACCTGATTTTCATCAATCACAGGAGGCGTTTCAGGCTGCCTTTTAGATTCAACTTGCGTCGTTTCTTCTGTTGCAGATTCAGCTGCTTGTTCATCTGCTGTTTCTTCAGGTGCATTCATATCATCAAGTAATTCAGTTATTTCCGCACCGTTCATCATATCCAGCAAACTTGCCGCATTTGCAGGGCTTAATTCCCCACCCAACTGCGCCACAAAATCATTCGGGTCCACACATTCCCTTTCATCAAAAAACCGCTCTCGCGTACAAAACCCATTATCAAGAAAGCACAAGTAAAAAGAAAACCTTACACACCAAACAAAAAAACCATACCCAAAAAAGGTATGGTTTTTCTTAAACAACACTTCAGGCAGCCTGAATATTTTTGCGATGTTCAATCATCTGCTTTGTCAATTCCGCAATACGCGCCTGACGTTCTTTCAACTTCGCCGCTTTCGCAGGCACAGACAAACTATTGTCCTTACGAATATGCGCCATATCCGATTTAATTTCACGGATTTCATAGCCTACTTTACGCTCATACGAACCTTGCAGTTTATCTGCACTATCGCCACGCAGCTTCACGCCCACCGCACCCAAAAACGCACGGTTCAAGTCCTTATCTTCACCGCGATACGTTTTGCCCGTGTAACCCATTTTTTCTAAAGCGTCCGACAAAGCCGTGCCTTCAAATTGGTTTTTCAAGCCGTCTAAAACATTATTGGTGTGATACGAAAATGGCACACCCACGCTTGCAGGCAACCATTGTGCAGCCACCCATTTCGCCCTAATCGCCACCTTTTCACTATCACTCATATAATCCTTAACCAACTCTTCGCCGCTAAACGTATATTTATTAAACATCAATGCCGCCATATGGTTAATCGCAGGACCATTCGGCACAAGCCAGTTGGGCAAGTTCACGCCCCCCCCATTCTGTTGCCCGTATCCGCAAAATCGCCCAAAGGCAAGAAGCGATAAATATCCAAGAAGACAGGTTTACCGTCATCATTCCACGGCATGCGAATTAACTTCGGCGTACTAAACGAAGTATAGCCTTGCTGATATTCAGGCATATATTCACGTTCCTTGTCTTCATCGCCGCCGTCTCCCAACATCGCATAACTCAACGCGTTAATGCCATAAATCATCGCCGTTAAAGCCAGCATACGGTGTGGTTTTGTCAAAGCCAAGCGCAACATCGCAGGCACAGCCTTATAGGTGTAGGACACAAACGGCAGCAAACCCGTATCACGCAACACCTTAACCCCTTGCGGCACTTCGCTGTAATCAAACAAGAACGTAGTCGCATAATTACGCGCTTCATTCACAGACAAACCACGTTCACGCGCGTCCTTGAATAAAGCCAAGCGGAACACTTCATCTTCCAAACGATAAGCGTCTTGCATTTTGCCACCGATTTTAGACACCACCGAACCCGTTTTCTTGTCCGCCCATTGCAACAAATTCGTTACATAGCCGTCCATCACTTCGCCGTCCGTGCCATTCAAACCGATAAACATTTCCAACACACCGCCAGCGTCCATCGCTTCGCCCACCAAGCCCACTTGCAACGCTTCACGATACAACGTGTCCTTATTGCGAATCGCACGAGCCGCCGCAGGCAAATGTTTCAAGCCCCCAGTAGCCGTCATCATCGCAATATTACTCATCACATTATTCACATGCGCCACAGGGTTATAAACCGTTTTCGCCGTTTTCCACCAACCCAACATACTGCGCCAAATTTTTTGCAACGCACTGTCAATATAGAATTGCTGCTGCAACTGATACGCCACATCAGGGTGCACCCACATACCAGCCAACGCCCCATAGCGCAACACACCGCCCGTGCCAGCAATCGGCGTTTGCGGCAACTGCACCCAGCCGTCCACAGCCGTCTTGCTAGACAACTTATCGTCTTCCGCTACACGCTTAAACAGCATACCCTTCGCAATATCCGCTTGCGTTTTCACATAACCCGAAGTAAAGCGCAAATATGCGTCCCGAACTTCACCCATTTGCTGACGTTCTTCACGCGTATAGTCGCGCCACATCAACACCTTGCCAGCGTTTTTGCCCTTATTGCCAAAGTCTTCACGCAACTCAAAGCCCATTTTTTCATAACGAGCCTGTTCCGTTTTATACACCGTTTCAAAAATGCCACGCCCTTTCAAATGCTGCCCGTTAATCGCCTTACCCAAATCCCCACGCAAAGCACGTTGAAATTGACGGTTCATCTTCGCCAAATTCGTATTGTCAAACAAATCCATTTTGCGGTTATACAAACGCGGCAAATACGTTTCACGGAAACGCTCCGCGCTGTCTTTTGGTAACATACCCAAAGCCACCAAATCATCAGATTGTTGCGACAACACCACGCGTATTTGTTCAGCCGCCGCAGCCAATTCAGGCGACACATCAACCCCTTCAGGCAATTCCTTTTCCAGCACATCAGAAAGCAATTTGCGTTCAGCTTCAGAAAACGCCTTACCCTTATCCGCCAAATCATAAGCCGTTTGCCCAGCCATATTCAGCGAAGCACGGAAATCACGCATATAAGTATTGAAACTATCCGCATAACCATTTGCCATTTTCACTTTAGCAAATAAAGGCTTCAGCGCATTTTCCAAACCATGATAAGCCGCCAAGCCAGCCGACAATTCCCCCATTTCATTAAACAAAGGCTGTTCTTTCGCAGGCAGTGTTTTTGTCCACGCCTGAAAACCCTTGCCCATTTTCTTCGCCGCCGAGCTAACCGCCGCTTTCGTTTGCGACTGTTTTGCTTTCAAAGCAGCAGGAAGTTTGGAATGAGAATTATCCGCACGGCTGAAACGAATATCGTCATTGTTGCTATCGAATGCGCCTGTATTGTCGGTTGCGGATTTGATTTGGTTAGGGTTGAAAGCAACTATTTCTTGCGCCTCTAAATATAATACCCCATCAAATCCTAAGTCTTTTAAATATGAAGTGAATCTTGAAGCATAATCTCCAATAACCTTAAATCTTGGGGCAAATCCAAATTCTCTAGCTTCAATCGCATCGAATTCATCTAGACCCAATCTCGCATTTAAATAATCAGCAACCTCCTGTGCTGAGTTAAATTGACTTGGGATAAATGGTGTTTTTACATTAGCAAACAAACCCATAACATTATTTCCGTAACCCTCAGAAGTGCGTTTATTTTGGGATAAATAAAAACCACGTCCACGCAATCCTTTATCAGTGGCACTACCTATTTTCTCTTTAGAAAATGCTGTAAAGTCATTTTTTGTCCCATGATAAACCATCAATGGTTCGCCCGTTTTAGGGTTTACAACTTTAGAAGCCGATTCAGGATTATTTTCCCAATCGCCAAACCATGCCTTAAATTCAGGCGTGCGAACTTGCACCCATTGGCGATAATCCAATTCAGTTTTACCATCCGCTTTCGCCTGTTTGTAAGCCGCTTCACCGCCCAATTCTTTCTCTGTTTTATCAAAAGAGGATTCAGGAATATTCTCATTCAGGCTGCCTGAATTTTGGTTAAATTGGGTACCTTGATATTGACTTAAATCCGCTTCAGTTTTAATATTCTTTTCAGAAAGGTAATCCTTCCCCGAAAGTGACGTACGCAGTTCAGAAAGCAGCTTGCTGTTTTCTGATGAGAGCGAGAAGTCTTCAAGGAAATGATTACCTTTTTCCACGTTCAGGCTGCCATCAAAATTCCCACGCACCACATTCAGCAAATCAAACACATCAGCATCCGAAAAACTTTCAACAGGTTTGCCCAACAACTTCGCAAAAATCGCACGCAAGCGTTGTCCCACTCGTTGCAACAAGCCACGAATGTTTTTCTGCATAATCACAGGTACGCTCACACCGTAATAATCACGAATGCCGTCATAGTTCCCCGTTTGCTGTGCCGCAAACAACTCAACCAACGCCTCTTCAGTTGCCACAGCAGGGTCGCGAGCAGCCAAGTCAGCAATCTCCAAATCCTTGCCAGAGCGTTTTTGGCGAATAGCATTAGCCAAACGGCGAACCGTAGGATTATCAAATGCTTCACGCATAGCTGCACGATAATCTTCAAAGCCTGTAACCGAAACACCACGATGTCCCAACTCATGCCAAGCTACCCACACAGCACGTTCAGGCGACAAATTCTCCGCTACCAAAACCACACTATCCGTTTTCGGGTCATACCAACCCTCTACGCGGTCAGAAATCAACTTGCTAGAATGCTCAGGCGCACTTTCCATAGCAGAAGCCACGCGCACACGGTCAGCATATTCACCCAAGCTATCCGTTAAGGCAGCCTGAATTTTTCCTACCTGCTCACGCGACAATTCAGAGATATGATTGACAACATCATCAGGCGAGAGTACATTTTGCTTTAAGCCTTGATTTGACTTTTCTGTGGGGAATTGGACCCCGAAAGATGTAAGCACTTCAGGGCTTTTTCTATTATTCACATAACGCAGCAAACCCTTTTTCTGCCAAGCAGAAAAAACAGCACGCGCATTATCTTTACCATAGATACTGACAACCTTATTCACTTGGTTATATCCATTTTTCTTGTTCAAATGAATAGCCGTCAAAACAGGGTTATTTTTACTATCACGTAATTCTAGCAATGCAATCAATCCATCAGTTTTAGAATTAAACACCGCTAAAGGTTCGTGCAATTTATCAGGCACTTGCGCCAAAATGTCGCTACTGATTTCATGGTCATTAGCGTTACGGTTCCCCACAATTTGGAATAATTTTTTAGGCTCAACAATACGCAAAGGCAGTTGAGGCGCACCCAAAGCAGTAAACACAGCAGGTGTGTTGCCCAAATCAATCGGCGCATTAGGAATGTAGCGAGAGCCATTTTCAATGTGTTCAGCCAATCGTTTCAGCGTTCTGCTTGCTTGAGTGATAACATCTTGATTATCCTGATTACCACGACTAAACCGAATATCAACATTAGTAAAATCAAACTGCCCATTGTTATTGATTGCCGATTTAATATTCGTAGGCGCAAACACAGTAAACACAGTCGCAGGTTTTGTTCTGCCGTCATTTTTACCTGTTGCAGTATCAATCACATTATCAAATCGTGTGCCGTCAAATCCTTTTTCTCGCGCATAAGCCGATAAATCTTGCGTATTATCAATTCCACTTTCAGGCGGATTAGGGAAGTTATCCCACTCATTGCCTTTGAAATCAGAAACAGACAATTCACGCAAATTCAAGAATAGTGCCATAGGTTCACGCAGCGCAGACGTTCTTTCATCTCCGCGTTTCCAATCGCGCGACTGCATATAAGAACCTGTATTCACAAAAATGATAAAATATCTTTATGACTAGAAAATCCTACCCAACAGACTTAACAGATGCCCAATGGCAAGCGATTGAGCCACATTTTAACCAGCTACGCCACTAC